TTACTTTCCCAGAGCAAACTGCAGAGGCATACATATTGGCATACGCACTTGGGTATACCTTGAATTTTCTTTTTGCTGCTGCTTTTCCTCTTGGACAAAGTTTTGCCATTAATGTCTTGCCTTACCCCAGCCTTTAATTTGAATTGGTTTCTTTTTACCTTTTGGATTACCAACTAAATCAACTGAATCATCAGCTTTAACTTCTACTGGTCCACCCATAGCAAATACACCTCTACCTTTTAGTACATCTGCTTTAGTTACTTTTCCGTCTCCAGTTAAATCTGGAAATTTTTTCTTAGCCATTTTATTTTCCTCCGTTTTTATTCATATTTATCACATCAGTAGCCTTAAGTCCATATATGGCTGCGACTACTGAAACCCATAATCCAACTATCCACCAAGGCATCTCTTGTAATTTTTGAAAATAAAGGTCAATTTTCTCTTGCATCTTCTCATCTTCTGCAAATACAGAATATGCTAACAAAAATAATGGTGAAGAAATTGTCAAAAGTACAAATTCGTCCTTCCAGTCTTGTTTTTGATTTTGCATTATTTGACCAGAATACTCAATTTCACCTCTTTTCATCTTTTCAGCGTGTAATAATTGAGCTTCGGACATTGCAACTTCCGATTTTTTCTTATTTTTGTAAATTTCAAGGCCAGCTTTAACGCCTTGACCTAATAATCCCCAAGGTATCATTTATTTTTTCTTCTTTTTGCTCATTTTAGCTTCAGAAAGTGCTATTGCAATCGCTTGTTTTGGATTTTTTACGATTTTTTTAGATTTCCCGCTATGAAGTTTTCCTTTTTTGAATTCTCTCATAACTTTAGCTACCTTTTTTTGTCCTTTTTGCATTATATGCCTCCTCTATTTTTTAGTTCGTGTTGTAAAACAGTTTTTGTTATTGAAGTATCAGATCTTAAGTTTGCTAATTCTTCATTCTGTTCTAGTTTTTGTTGATCTGTCATTTGATTCATCATTGATTTCATCTTATCAAGATTTAATCTATCTTCAGATTCTTTTTTCTTACGTTCATTTTCCATTGCTCTAAGATCTAGTTCTCTTGCTCTTAGTTTTGCAATTGGATCATTGTCAAATTGAGAAGTAATTTCTTTTTCTTCATTCATAAACTCTTCCATCATCTCTGCAATCAATACAGCTTTTCTAGATTCAATTTTTCAGACATCATTCTAGCTTGCATTTGTAATTGCTGTGCCATTTGTGGATTTTGTTGCATCATCATTTGCATTTGTTGTAGTTGTTGTAATTCATTTCTAAATTCTACTTCAACTTGTTCTTGAGCCATTAAACTAATATGTTCAAAAATATTTTTTTCTAATGCAGCCATTATTACCGGATTATTTCTAGCCATATTAGTTGCCATAAAATTTAAGTGAGCGGTAATATGTGCTCTATGGTCTTGACCTGGAAATGCTTGGAACGGTTTCCCAGCGAGAGCATCAATGTGTTCTAACGCTGGGTCCTTTGGTTGTGGTGGTTGTGGTCGAATTAAAACTTGATCAATGTCTTTTACACCTAATGCTTCATACATATGTCTGTATGCATTGTACATATTGTGTATTCCTGGATTTGATTGTGCCAGTTGCAATTCCGTTTGCGCAAGGGAAATACGCTGTGTCTGAGAAAATATGTTTGGATCAGCAACTGGCAAGATATCTACGCGGTCATCAAAGTCAGATTGTTTAATCTGTTTTTGACCACCAACTACATCGTATGGATACTCTGCAGGTAGATAAAGTTTGAAAACTCGTGCTAATAATTTAAATTCTTGTTTTAATGCTGCATAGATTCTTTTGTGAATCGCAGACATAGTCCTTGATCCTCTTTCTAGCAGCGCAACTGTCGTGCCCACCGCGGCTTGCTGATTCCCATCCCCAACTTGCAAGTCTGCTATAGAAGCAAATCTTTGACCTGCAGTTACAACGACACCCATAAGCTGTAAGAGAGTTTGACTAGGCTCTTTAAATGGTAACATCATAAATGAATCTCTGATGTTTCCTCCAGGTGCATCTACATCTCTAAATTCACCAGGTTGTATTGCCTGTGCATCGTCTCTAATTCTGATTCCTCGTTGTTTAAATCCTGCTGGGAGATTTGATAAAGTTCCAGCGTCTAATAATTGTCTTAAGGCAGATGTCGCAGTTCTAGATAAACCGCCGATCATATGTATTAAACCAAAACCATAAAAACCAAGTCCTGGTAAAAATTTGAAGTGTACGAAATATTGTATCTTAGCTCTTTTAGGATCATTTATTTCATAGTTTCTTTTTATAGATAAAACTTCTCTTGAGTTTTCTTCTAATGTTACAATGTATGGAAGTTTAATTCCTGTCGGCTCACCATCGGGCCCAACGTCTTCAAAACCTTCCAAATCTAAATTAATGTGACATTCTAAAATATTAAATACGTCTTCATCACGACTTCTTGTCGTTCCTTCAAGTTCTCTTTCCTTCTTCTGGACTTCATCTTCATTTAATTGTCCTGGTTGAATGTCAATGTCTCTATAAAAACCTGCAACTTGTTTTTTACGTAATTCATTTTCAGAAATTTTAATACGATGAATAATTGCTTCCGCATCATCTAATGAGGTAGCTGTGTACGGAACAATTAAATCATCAGCCGGTACAAATTTAGAAACGGCTCTTTGCAAAATTTCATCATAGTAAACTTTTTTAAATGATGACCCTGCTAAAGGTAAATAAAATAACATTTGATCAAACTCAGGCTCATACTCTTTCATCTGATCCATCAATTGATAGTTCATAAAGTCTTTGACTCTAGATGCTTGTTGAGTTTTTTCTGGAGTATTTAATCCGAGGATTTGTGTTCTAACTGGTCCATCAGCTGGGAGTAACTCTTTATATGCCAACGCCTGAAACTGAGTAACAGCTTCAGCAAGCACCGGATGAGTGGCACCCGAAGCACCCGAGAATGGTTCCGTCCTGTTTTCATATTTAAATCCTAACAGATCTAAACCTGTTTTGTAAGAACTTTCCCAATCTTTTCTAGAATTTTTATAATCTTGATAATTTTGAAATATATCAGAACCTAATCTACCTAATACATCATCTGGTAAATGTTCAGCTAAATTATCATAATGATTTTCAGTTCCTTCTACTGAAGCAATTGCAGGATCATAATTAATATCTACTGACCCATCTTCATTTTCTTGAATCTCAACCGGATTACCTTGTTCGTCAACTTCTTGCTGTTTTTCTAATTCAGCTTCTTCGATTTCAACATCAGAAGGTACGGTAATATTTTGTTCTACGTTTGGTAGAACCTTATCTATGTCTGCCATTATTTTTCTCCAGTTTCACGGTTTTAACAGTATTATATTGATAATTCAAGCCTCGCGATTGTGGTCCTCTTTTAGGAGGTGGCCCTGACTTTTTACCGTGTTTATATGGTGTATTAATCTTCATAAGTAAATTTTTTCATATCTTGATGAGAAGAATCTTCAATACCAAATTCAACCTCTTTCATTTTACCTTCTGCATCTGGAAACACTTCTACTTCATCATATTCCAATGCTCCAGTTTCAGGGTCTTTTCTAATCTCCATTTCAAGTTCATTTTTAATTCCAATTTCATCTCCAGCAGAACCATAATTTGTTTTCTTTATTCTTGTAGAATTTGCTGAATCAACAACAGTATATTCTCCTAGATCATATTGAACAAAGCCATCTGGGTTATCTGCTTTACCAAGTATTTTTGATTTACCCATCATTTTAACTTTACCAATTAAATCTAATAAATAATCTGGAACATTATCTGCTGATCTTGATATGACTTCCAACATTTCTGGAGCTTCCTTTGCAATAGGTTTTATAAACTTACCTAAGAAAGGTAATGTTCCAAGAAGTGTAATTCCTTGACCTGTGAATTTTAAAAATCTTCTTCTACCAAAATCTTTTGGCTTACCACCTTTTTCAAGAGAAACTCTACCACCATTTGCAAATGCAACAGAATAAGGTTGACCTGTAGCATCAAATACTTTTTGTCTAATCATATTTAAAATTCCTGATCTACCTTCAGCTCTATCTTTATCTTCTTGTTTAATTTTTTCTTCAACAATTTGATATTGATTATTTAAATACATTTTTTCTTCTTCAGTTACTTCTGGTCTACCTCTCATTCCAACAAGACCTTCGTCCATCATTTCAGATTGAGACATATCAAATGATTGTTGTGCATTTATTTTCTTTTGAATCTCTTGTGCATCTTCTGGCAAACGTTGGTATTTTTTAATTGTATTGTAAAGTGGATCTACGCCTACAAATCTAAATGCCATTTCTGGAACAGACTTACCTTCTTGAAACGCGACTCCAGCATCATAGATACCGTAGCCAACTCCTAAAGCTCCTAAACTTTTAAAAGCTAACTTACCATAACTTTTACTTGCAATATCTTCTGCCATTCCTGAAATGAATTTTCCAGTTGCTTTTGCACCAGGAAATATTTCTGAAAATAATTGATTTTGTCTAACTGCAGGTACTCTTGATTTAATTAAATCTTTTAAAGCTTTATCTTCACCTTCCTTAACTAACTCAACTGCTTTAGCTAAATTAGGTTGTTTAATCTTTGCAATATCTTTTTCTGGGCCAGCTGCTACAAATCTAATATAGTCTTCAATTGTATTTCCTAAATTTTTTTCAACATCAAAATCTAAAGCTTTTAAATTAACTTCATTAATTATGTTTTTATTTAAATTATATTTAGGTAATTTTTTTCTATCAATAGTTCCTAATTTTTTTGCAATGTCATCATATATTTCATTAACATTGTTTAAAGCTTCTTTGGCAGCTTTAGTATCTCCTAATGTTGTAGATGCTTTTGCTGTTCTTAATTCATTTTTAATCGTTTTATAAATATTATTTTTTGCTTTAGCTCCTAATACATTAAAATTAAAATCTCTGGTAGTAATACCAACTTTTGTTAATGCACTAGTATCTTGTGTTATTGTTCCAGGAGTAATACCTTGAAAATGTTCAAAGCTGGCTGTTAAAGAAAGTGGTACATCAAATGCACCTCTTACTTTTGAAAATTGTAATGCTTTTTTTAATCTTGAGTCTACTTGCGCTGGAGTTAAATCTTGATATAGATCAGGATTTAAATTCATTAGATCTTGTTGTGCTTTTCTATATGCTGAAAAACCACCTTCTGTTTTTGGAGTAGTTCCTTTAGGGCGTGTTCCTCTAGCAACATCTTCCTTAATGATGTTACCTATTTTAGTTTGAGTTAAATAATACCTATATAGTTGAGCTTGTTTTGCTTTTGTTATTTTATTGTCATAAGGCAATCCTGTAAGATCTGTTGCCATTTGTGATATGGTTTTTTTATCATAATTTTTTGCAAAATATTTTTCTTCTTTATAAGGAATAGAATTTAAAGTTGATCCGCCTTTAGATAATGTGTATATATCCTTTTTTATTTCAGGATCTAAATTTTCTTTTATTTCTTTTAAAAATTCAGAATCAACAATTTTACCTGTTTTTTCTTTTACTATCTCTTGTAATTTACTTATATTGAATATGTACTTTTGATTTGGATATAAAGTATTCTTTTTTCTAAAATCATTTATATCATTTAAAAGTATTTGTGTTACTTCA